AACCAATTCTTGTGTATAAAATACAGTACCATTTTCCAACGAAGCATTTACAGTTTCTGTGTATTGAGAAGAAGTTCTAATCAATTGGAACTCATAAAAAGTTCCGCTTCCTGATATTGCAGTAATTGTGTCTCCAGTAGATTGTGTGATTGAAGTTACGTTTGTGTAATCCGTAATCCAGGCGGTTTTTACACCCCCCACGTTGTCCCTACACTGGAGTTGAATCCCCGCTGTTAGATTGCAAGCCATGTTGTTATATAATTTATTTATTAGTTTATGTTTGTTAAAAGGTGGGGGTTGCCCCCCGACCTTATTATTTTAATTCATCAATTATGATAAACCATTTGTCACAAAGAACTGAGGGAAAGCAATTGCTGTTCCTAATTTCCATGAAGACATAATTCTTACTTCTTGGAAATCTTGAGACCACCATGCTCTGAATGAATCCTCATCAGAAGCTAAGTCAACACCCGCTAAGAAGTATTGTTGAGGTCCTAAAGCAATTAGGTTAGAACTAGATAAACCTGGAACACCTACTACTTTGAAGTTAGTTTGTGGATGGTAAACTGAATAAACAGAACCTAATTTATTTTCACTTGAATCAATATAGAAATTGTTTACGTTTCTAATTGCAGTGATGTAACACTTGAATTGTGCTTGACTCATGAAGATTACAATATCGTCTCTATCATAGATGTTTCTATTCATAGCGTTGATAAGATTATCAATTTGAGCAAGTACATTGTTTGCTTTTTCTTGAGCAGTTGTACCTGTTACAGAACATAATGCAGTTTGACCTGTTAAAGCAACTACACCAGCAGTGTTAGCCAAAAGTTCTTTATAACCAGAGAATGTGTTTACAGAACCACCTGTTGTAGCGTTCCATAACAAATCTTCGTTATATCTGCGAATTTGTTTGGTTTGTAAATTGATGATTGCTTCCTCAAATGGTGCATTTTCATTATAACTTCCAGCATTTAAATACTGACCCACAATTTGTTACCGTTGAGCTTTTTATCTCAACTTCTTTAAGTTCCTATTTACCTAAAGTTCAGCATATATTTTCATCGTTCTGATGTCGGACACTCGTGGAGGAATTATTCTTTCGTCATCCTCTATGCGTTACACTACTTTAATCTCATTCTTATTAAAGTTAGCACGGTATTTGGAATCTCACCATTCACCGTTTTTGCCCGATACGCTCTTAGACTTCCATCAAAGAGGGGCTGGAACTCTTTCTCTTTTTAGGAGAATTCGTCAACCAAAGGGTATTTAATTGTTGTAAACATAAAGATACATTCACCTTTAATGCTTGTACTGTCAACGGAGCAACAGTAAATGTAGTAGAGCCAGAATTTGACCAACCACAGTTTGTTCCTGTCTGAACTTGTAAAGTTTCAGAAAGTAAGTTTACATTTTGAGTTCCTTTAATACCTGGACAAGTTTGTTACCGCTGTGGCTTTTTATCCTCAGCTTCTTTAGATTCTTATTCTCTAAAGTTCAGCATATATTTTCAACGGTTCTCGTTGTGGACACTCTTGGAGAGATTCTTATATTCTTCACTCTCTATGCGTTACGGTGGTCAAAATCCTTTTATTTATTTTGACTTACCTCGGTATTAGGAATCACACCCTCCACCGATTTTGCCCAATTTTTCTTAAGTATTCCTACTTAAGGTGACACCATTCTATCACATTTACATATTCCATAGTAACAGGAGTAAGTACCGCTTCGCTGATGATGTCGCTGTTTAATGCATCAACATACTTGCTTAACCCACCCAAATCGTAACTAAAATTCAATTTTGAAAGATTCTTTTTCATCTTATTATTTTATTTTGTTTTAATTGTTGTGAGACATTGTCTCTCTTAATCTTCTAAATCCTTCTAACCTTGCGTTAGTTGGAGTTGAGAATTCTTGGTTTATTTGTTTTTTTACTCTATCCCCCGCAGGTTCGTTTGAGAATTTTTTGAACTTAGCCTCAAGGATTTCATTTTTCTTTGAAATCTCATCAAGTTTAACTTCAATTCTTTTCATTGCTTGAGCAAATGCATCAATGAATCCATCCATCTCATCGGTTTCTGTTTTCATTTCTTCAACATTTTCTCTCTCGGTAATTTTACCGTCTTTAACAATTACTCTAACTTTTACTTCGTTGCCAGATTCATCTTTTAATACAACTTCATGTTCGCCATCTGGTGCTGGTTTTTTCGTTCCATCTTCTTTAACTACTTCAATGTCTTCACCAACATCAAATGTTGGAGATTCCAATTTAGTACCATGAGAATCTGCTTCAACGAACTCGCCACCTCTTGCTTTTTCTGCTGCTTTGGATTGAATTCCTTTGATTTCACCACCTACAACTTGCATAACTTTACCGTCAGCAGTTTCATAGGCTCCATCAGCAATTGCTGATAAGGTGCCATCATATCCAACTTTTTTGATTCTTGTACCAGTTTCAGGAGATTCTCCCCCAATTCTTAATACAGAACCATCTTTAAGTTTAATATCACCATCTTGCATTTCCACTTTGGTTTCTTCAGATTCAGCCATTGATTGGTCTTTGATTGCAGCTTTCTTTTGTGCTTCATCTTTCTTTGCGTCATCGGTAATATCTTCCTTACCATAATTCAAATCGCTCATCTTGATTTTAGCAACTTTGCCGTCATCTCCAACTTCAATTTCTGAACCGTCTTCCAATTTGTGAATGCCCGCTGGTGCAGGAATCATACCTTCATCTGTTGCAACATACAATGTCTTTCCTACTTCTAAAGCGTCTCCTTCCATTTTCACCATAATACCCTGGTCGGTCTTAGCGTCATAGAATTTTTCACTTTTGAAATTAAGGATGTCCATAATTTTTTTAATTGCTTCTTTACTGTTCATCTTTAATTGATTTAAGTATTTTACTTATTTGGTTTATTTGTTTGTCTTCTTTTGAGAAAACTGATTTCTCTGCGAATAGACCCTCTACTGAGAATCCTGTCAGAGATTTTTCTTTTATCATCTTCCAAACTTTATCGTCATTGACTTTCATCGCAACGAACCAAGTTCCTGATGGAAGTTCAAAACCGAAAAAATGTGATTTATCTAATACAGGGTCTTCACTCACCCATGATTCCGTAATGAATACTTTGTCTGAACCTAACTTTAATCCATCATGTTCAACAGAAGTTTCATCTGTTCTTTTTTCTTTTAAGAATTTGTCAGCCATCTTCTTAATTGATTCCTTTGAGAAAAATACATAGTATAGATTTCCCAAGTCATCATATCTGTGAATCATCTTATTTGGCACCATAGCAGCACCTACAACGATTCTTTTATCTTCATCAAATGAAAAAACCATCTTTTGTTTTTCCAATGATTTTAATTTTCTTTCTGCCCATGTTAAAGCGGCTTCACCTCCCCATGCACTATACATCAATGAGCCGCACCCCTTATCAAAACTTTTTGAAGATTTCAAATCTCCTTTATGTCTTGATAGATATGAATACATTCTTTTGATTGTATCAACTGAAATAGGTTCACCTTTTGCAAGTTGTGATGCTCTTTGTTTTCCTACAGCAGTTCCACAAGAACCCCATCCATTCTTTTCTGCATAAGTAACTGCTCTTTTTGCTTCATTCTTAACACCTTCAGGATAATCAGAAATTGATTCTGCAAAATCATCCGCAGTCATTTTAACTGGTACACAGTTTGGAGAACCATCTTCTTTTAATCCGATTGGTTCATATCCTTCCCAACATGGATTAGGTTCTATATCAAATTTAGATTTACTAAATAAATTACCATTTCTTGGAGTTCCTGGTCTCCATGAGTTCTTACCAGGATTTGCTTTGGTTGCATCGTTTCTTGTATCAGGTTGTAAGTTTGGTCCAAGTTTCTGAGTATCTTCCAATCCTCTTGTTGAATTGGCATTGTTAATAATCTTGCCTTCTTTCTTGTATATCAATCTAACCCATACATGACGACAGTTAAATGAACCACGCCATAGAAATATATTATAAAAACCAAACTCTTCGTTGGCTAAATTGTCTGTTAATTCGTCAATATCTTCAATTCTATAAACACGATTGGCACTTAACATATCAGAACAGAATTGTCTATTCTTTTCATCTCTTGGACCTACATACTTATATCTGATTCTATATGTTTCTTTGTCTAATTCTGATTCAGCACTTGGATTTGAAAACTTCTCATTTGCCATTTTGTGAACCATCTGTGGGGTCATTCTTTCAACTCTAATTACTTCCCAACCATCTGCTTCTAACTCTCCTGCTGGCTCACCTAAAGTTCTTAACTTTGGATGATGATTACAGAAATCATCCGATACAATTTTGTACGGAGAATATTCATCAATTATTTCTTCAGATTGTTTAGTTTGTGCGTTGAATGCCATCCACTCTTCTTCATGAGCAGGTTTTGAAACTAATGAAATCGCTTCAATTCCAGCCTCATCATAAGAATCATCAATAAAAAGTTCAACTATTTTAGTGCCTTTCATTATTTATAAATATTAAACATATGGATTTATCCCACTTTTTATATTAGAGAACGAGATTTAATTACTCTATCAAATTGTTGTGTATTTGAAATCTCTGTTGATGATACATAAGTTCTGATAGGTGTTTGACCTAATGCTACTTGAACTGCTTGTATCAATCTATCTGTCGTATTGTCATTTTGTTGTTGTTTTGTCACCATTCCACCTGCAGCAAAACCTGGTAGATTTCCTGCTTCATTGATTGATTGTAGTAATGGTTGAAATAATCTTGATGAACGAGAATTAACAACGAACTCTCCATCCGACAACATTGCTGGTATTGAATCAGAAAATGCTCCACCTTGTCCTCTAACAAATCCACCTTGAGCTCTTGATTGGGGAGTTGCATTAACAGGAATGGCAACCCTTTCTGCTGGTCCTGATGGTGTTCCTTGAGATACTGGTGCTCCACCTGTTTGAGGAGCATTTGGTACTTGAACTGCAACAATCTTTTTAACCGTAGCAATACCTGATGCCACTGCCGCTGCTGCCGCAATTGCACCGAGTGCTGGTCCGATTACAGGAATACCCGCCAATGATTTATAAGCCGCAACTGCTGATTGGTATGTATCAATGGTTGCTTTTGCAATTGCGAATGCTTTACCCGCAACTGTGTCTTGTCCTACAAGACTTGATAATTGACCTAATGCATTTCCAATTAACTGAACCTTTTCCTCTGATGATTTAATCTCAGCCTTATCAATTTCTTTTCTTGCCTTTGATAATTCTTGTAATCTTTTGGTATATTCTTGGTCATTGATTGCTCCTGTATCTTTTGCCTTTTTTAGGTCTTGTTGATACTGGTCAGCAGCTGCTCTTTGGTCAGCATAATATTGAGAATCAAATCTTTTGAACTCATCGTACTTATCTTCAATCCCTGCCTTCTCATTAGCAAATTGAGTATCCAATGTTTGAAGAATTGCATCAGAATATTTTTTTCTTAACTCAATTCTTTCTGTCTCACTATAATCAGTTGCGTTGGTAAGTTCTTGTTGTAGTTTTGTATAAACTTCTAATTGTTCTTGATAGTTATTTTTTGCTGCATCTAATTCTGCAAATAACGCATCTAATCTTTCTTTCTTGTTTCTATCTCTATCTTCTTTTAATGCTTGTTCAAGTTGTTTTCTATACTTGATTCTGATGGCTTCTTTTTCTGCCTCAGATAATTCAACATTACTAAGTTCCTCAGACATTCTGGCATCAAGGATTTTTTTCAATTCTATACTTGAGGTGTTCGCTTTGTCTATCTCAATTTGAGCTTGAGCATCTAATTCAGCAATTCTTTTCTTCTTTCTTTTTTCCTCGTCTGCCTTTAATGCGTCTTCTAACTTCTTGGTATATTCTTCCTGTAATACTAACTTCTGTGCATCAGATAATTTCTTGTCTGAAATCTCTGCCTTATATCTTTCGTCTAATAACTTTTTGAGTGTATCTCTTGAAGTATTTTCCTTATCAGTTTCTAATTTGATTTTTGCATCAAGGTCTGACTTCAATGCTTCAAGTGCCGCTTTTCTTGCCTCTTCTGCTTTCTTTGCAGCTTCTTCTTGTGCTTTTTGTCTTTTGTCTAATTCTTCTTTTTCAGTTTTGGTTACTTCCTTTGTTCCTGCCTCATATCTACTGAATGAAGCTTTAGCTGAATCAACAGAATCACTTATTGAATTTTTAATTGAGTCATAACCTTCAGTTACTGCATCCCAATCTAAAGTGAATACTCCTTTGATAATTTTACCAACTCCAACAAAAACATCTTTTACAAAAACTGATAAACCATATAAAGCAGAATAGAATATTCCAATACCTTTGGTAATATAAGGCAATGCTGTGGTTGCCATTTCAATGAATGCATCCAATACTGGTTCAAATGCTCTGAATATACCACCAAGAATTTTCTCCAAACCAATCATCAATGGTTGAAGTTTCTTCATTGCTCCCTCTGATTGTGAGAATGCAGCAACAAGACCAGCAACTAATGAAACAAGTAATCCAATACCTGTTGCTTTGAATGCAGTATCTAATGAAGTGAATGCAACCTTTGCCTTATTCAGACCACCACCGAATGTACCTAATGGACCACCAGCAGATTCTAATCTGTCAATCCAATCATCTGTACCTTGTTTTGCACCTTTTAATCGGTCTTTAAGGTCATCAATTTCTTTATAGACCTTTTTCCAATCTTCAGTACCTGTTGGAAGTTGTTTGAGCGCTTTGGTAAGTTCCCTGAGTTTTTTTTGGGAATCTTCCGATTCAATAATTACATCAACTTCAATTTTTTTAGTTGCCATGCTTCATATATTCTTTTAGAAATGCGATGTGTTCAACATTGTTGACAAGATTTGGCAATCCATCTCTTACATCATCCATTAAAATGTTTAGTTTGCTTGGGAATAAAACCATTGCTGGTTTAACCTCTTCTTCATTATAAAATATCTTTATTTCCATAGTTCAATTTTTTTATATACAAGTGATAATATTATATGGTGGAGTTGTTGAATAACAAGTTTTACATCTAAAACTACTATCCCAACTAACACCAATTTGTTGTCCTGGCGTATCAGGACGATAGATTGTAGCACCTGATAAAACTATTACAGGAGTAGAATTATTATAATCAGACCAAAAACTTAAAGTTGTTCCTGTGTTAACAATACTCAATGAAAGAACAGGTGCACCATTATTAAAAATTTGAATTGGGAATGGTGTGGTTATACAATTGGTTGGTGATGGGGTATTTGTTGGTGTTGCAGTATGAGTAGGTGTATTTGTAGGAGTTTTAGTTACAGTTGGTGTATTAGTTGCAGTTTTTGTTGGCGTTGGTGTTAATGTTTTTGTTGTAGTAGGGGTATTGGTAGGAGTGTTTGTAGGAGTTCTTGTAACTGTTGCAGTATTAGTTGGAGTTACAGTTGGAGTTTGTGTATTAGTTGGCGTAGGTGTTGGAGCAACAATTGATGTTGAGCAACATTTACTGAATGCACTATAACATAATTGATAAGTTCCATAATAATAATCTAAATCAACAGTATACGGTGTTAGGTGTGAACCCAAACTTATAGTTCCACCAGTCTGAGCAAAGAATGTTATGTCAGCGATAAATCCTGAATAATTTGGTGATGATAATATTATTTGTGTACCCATAATTTAATTTTTACCAAGTGTTATATTGATACTTTGTTTTTAAGTAATTCATCACATTAGCATATTCTGTTGTAGTCAATATTCTGTTATAAACTAAATATTCAAATACATCAATATTAGTACCTGTTCCTACACCAGGGTCATAACCAAATTGTAATGAACCTGCTGTTGTTCCTGTATAAGTTGTTGTTCCACTTGTTCCCAAAACATCATTATAAGATGCTGTGAAGAATGAACTAGAAGTTCCTGATGTTGCCAATAATAAAGGTGCTTTAATTCTTGATGGAGAACTTGAAGAACCTGGTGTTTTTCTTGCTACTGAAGTAGAAGAAGTATTATATGACTGCCAACTCCATGAGTTATTATTTGTTCCTGTTGTGTATAAATCAATTGACCATCCACTTGCGTCTGTACCATTTATACTAAATACTGAGAATACAGTTGAGGATGAATAATTCGTTGATGTGAATGAACCAGCCATATTATCTCTACTATTGAAATTAACAGTTTGTCCTGTATATGAACCTAAAGTTCCTGTTTGAATTTGAGGTTGTTGTGATACTGTACCTTGATTCAATTGACCTCCCAATAATCCATAGTTAGTCCAAGATGAAACTGATGCTCCACTTGTTGAAATAAACCACATCTGTAAGTTTGTAACTCCTGATGGATTGAAGTTCGGTGGTGTAGGTGATGGAGTATTTGTTGGAGTAGGTGTCTTAGTAGTTGTTACACTTGGTGTTGGTGTATTACTTGCTGTATTAGTTGGTGATGGAGTGATTGTAGGCGTTTGCGTTCTTGTAGCAGTCACACTTGGAGTAGGACTATTACTTGCAGTATTTGTTGGTGTGTTTGTAGGTGTTTTAGTTTGTGTTTGAGTTGTTGTTACACTCGGGGTTGGAGTATTACTTGCAGTTTGAGTTGGAGTTGCAGTAAGAGTTTTTGTAGGAGTATTTGTAGGCGTTTTAGTTGGTGTTGATGTCACTGTTGGTGTTGGACTTGGTAAAGGACAAGTTCCTAAAACAACAATATCTAAAGGACAAGCCACAATACAATTTACAGTTGTTTGTCTTGAACATATATCAATACTTGCGAATGAAGATAAGAACTGAATATCAGTAAATGTTCCATCACATAATTGATAAGTAAATTGTGCAGTTAATCCTGCAGTATTATTTGTAACTCTCAATGTATAACAAGGGAATGGTGTTGGCGTTGGAGTAACCGCAGCAGTTCCTGTTTGAGTTTGTGTAGGTGTATTAGTCGGAGTTGATGTATTAGTTGCTGTATTAGTAGGAGTTTGAGTTTGTGTAGGCGTTTTTGTTTGACTCGCAGTATTTGTAGGTGTTGCTGTATTAGTTGCTGTATTAGTAGGAGTTTGGGTTGGAGTAGCAGTCAATGTAGTTGTTGTTGTTGGGGTTTGTGTAGGAGTTTGAGTTTGACTCGCAGTATTAGTTGGAGTTTGAGAAGATGTTTGTGTAGGTGTATTACTTGGAGTTTGAGTTTGAGTTGCAGTGTTAGTTGGAGTTTGTGTTGCTGTTAATGTAGTTGTAGTTGTTGGTGTTTGTGTATTAGTAGGAGTTTGTGTATTAGTAGGAGTTTGTGTTTGACTCGCTGTATTGGTAGGAGTTTGTGTTTGAGTTTGTGTAGCAGTTAATGTAGTTGTAGTTGTTGGTGTGTTAGTTGGAGTTTGAGTATTTGTTGGCGTTTGTGTTGCAGTTGGTGTTTGTGTTGGTAAAACAGCACAAGTAACATCAATAGCAGTAATCACACCATATGGATTGACTTGTCTTGGTAAAAATGTGCTTCCACAATTTTCAGCAAAACCCCTCCATAAATCTCCTCCATTAAAAGGAAATGCAAAGTTTGTATCAGTCCAAAGAGTTGAACCAAATGCTAAATTTGGAGTATTTGTATAAAGAACTAAATCACAACCTCTACTAGCACAAGCACTCGTTGATGTTGAATATCCACCAGTAGTTGTATAGAATGTATAAATAACTCTTGTAGGAGTTTGGGTTTGTGTAGTAGTTTGAGTTGGAGTTTGAGTTGAAGTATTAGTAGGGGTTTGAGTAGGCGTTGGTGTTTTTGTTTGAGTTGCCGTATTTGTAGGTGTACTTGTTTGAGTATTTGTAGGAGTTTGAGTTTGAGTTGCAGTGTTGGTTGGAGTTTGTGTTGCGGTTTTAGTTGGAGTTACAGTTGGGGTAGAAGTTTGTGTAGGAGTATTTGTTGCGGTATTAGTTGGTGTTGGTGTTGGAGTATATGGTAAACAATTATAACTTGGGTCTGAAGCAATTATCAAACCATTTGAATCTGTTAGAATTAAACTTTTTTGTGCTAATTCACAACTTCTTCTATACCATCCTGCAGCAACTGGTTGAGTTAAA